GTCCGTGAGGATTGGTGCACGTGAAAAACCGAAGATTCTAAGTGCTCTAGAAGTCTTGTTAAGAAAATCAGAGCCCATCTTAGCGTAACTACCAATAAAAGGGACACCACTAAGTTCACCTGTTGCTGCAGCAAAGGCAGATGTAACTGATGAAATGATACCGTCTTCACTTTCTTCTTCTTTCGGAACAGCTTGAGAAACGCCTTTCCTACGAGATTTAGATACAGCATTAGCGGAAACAGTGGGTGCTCCTAACTCAACATCCTCAAACCAAGCATACACAGAAATACCAACATTCTGATTTATTTCAGAATTTGCAGCAAAGAGATCTCCATAACTGAAAATGTCCATGACTGCATAATTTTGAGCATAATCAGGGAGTGTAGAGCCAGAAAGATAATTACCGAGTGGGAAATAATTTTCTGGAAAAAAGAAAGGGAATTTAATTTCGTAGGTTTCATTTTCTGCCGGATTAAGGGGAGAAGCTTTAGTTCCAGGAAGTTGTGATTCTCTATACAAAATATTTGTGATAGCAGGTGAACTTCTATGTCCACCGATGTTGGTTAAAGGTGTGAAAGATACACCAAGTCTACCTTGATGAAAAGGCATTCCATTGATCATGACACGAAGCATAATGAAAAACGGAAAAGTGAGTAATTGTTAAGTTTCCTTAAAACACCAGTATTTGACATCAATAAATTGAAGGCTTGAAAACTAGTGGAAAAAGTCGTACCTTGAGACCATTCCAGACTGTTAATAAGAACTGGTCTACTTAAAAAATCACTAAGAGATGCATCTGACATATCTGAGTATGTGAGTGCGTCAAGAGCTGAAGAAGTCTGCTGATAATCATCTTTGACTATTGGAGCTGAATCATGAAACGTGACTACAGCGTGTTCCTCGGAGTCCATGTCTGTCTCAACGGTTGTGTTGAGACCGGGGTGCGCAGTTTGCTCTGCCGACATGGAAGACAGTTCTGCGTTATTATCGTTTGTAGTAAGTCTAAAAAATTTTACATCTAATATCTTAACATGCTGACTTAAGCATGA